TACAATCCTTGTTTACCACCATAAGACCCACTGTGACAAACAACAGAGGCACCATATCCATTATCAAATTTATATTCATATCCCACTCCATCTAGTAAATTGTATTTTTTATTATAATCACTGAACATCATCTTTCCCATCTATAAAATATATGTGACTCAATTCGAGTCGTTCTTTTCTTGGTTTTTGCCCATGCTGGTTTTACATAAGTTGCATGATAGTGTGTTGCACCTTCTGTAACATCTATGTTTATTCTATTGTATAAAACAAGGTATGCATATTCTTGTGCTTTCTTCCATGCTTTTGCATTTTTAGGAACATCGCTTTTACCATCGCAGTACCAGCTAAATTGGCATCTATGTTTTATCGGATACTCTTTTTCTGGGTCTTCCCAAGATGGTCTGGTAGGGCCTTGTTTAACAACCTCACAAACGGAGTTGGGGAATCTACTATCCTCAACTCTGTTCATAACTACTTGTGCCGTTGCAATCTGTCCTATCATGGATTGATTTTTTGCCTCATGGTAGGTATTGAGTGCAAGACATATAAATGCAGTTTCTAAAATCATGCAGACTTCTCTACCATAAATGCATCCAGATATTCTGGATTAGATGTTTGCAAAGTATATGCACTACCAAAATATTTCTCAAATGTTTTTAGAAGATTGATATAATCACCAGACTTCATTTCATTCAAAATACTATCTTGTGTTTTTTTATCAAAACCACTTTTTCTCATGGTCTGTCCAGCGATACCCAAAAGAACAAATGCGTTCCCTTGTGAACCATCAAGGTCTATCACTGTAGTACCTTGTCTACCTTTTGCAACTACTGACATTATGCAGCCTCCTTTTCTAATGTTTCAAAACCAAAACTCGCAACAACATTTTTAACACCACTATCATCTTCTATGATGTCACCAACACTAACTGAATACATTGAAGATAATCTTTCAATTTTGTATTCTGGGCCGATGTTACCGTACTCAAATACTTTATCAAGACTTGGTGCAGTAATATTCGAAACGTGTGTGTAATAACCTTTGTCAAACGCTTCTTGTGCGATAGCCTTGGTATCGGACTTCATTAAACTCATATCAAGTTTCAGTGTTTGTTTCTCAACTGAATCGTGACCTTTCGCATTAACCATATCATACTCTGCATCGGTTAAATGTATTTGATAAACTTTATATTTCATCACTCTCTCCATTAATATAATTTAGTTCCATTTTCTGCAGCCTTTTGTATTTCAAAAGATTCTGCCTGTTCTTCTAGATGTTTCTCGTATAACTTTTCATGAACCATCTGTTCTAGTGTTATCATATTATTTACACTAGTTGCAAGGTCAGGCCACTTCGTAACGAGTGTCTTAACGAATGTATCTCGTTCTTGGATACCCATTCTTGCAATATTCTCTACTGTATCTTCAACTGTTGTATCTTCTGATACAATCTGTCCATTACCAATATAAATTCCAGTTTTCCAATCTGGTGTAACTTGTGGTGTTTTCATTTTTTCCTCACTTTTCTTATTTACGAATCATAGTACCATGTTTTGAGAACAAAGTCAAGTCAAATAACATTATTTACCCAAACACTATTTGCAAGACAAGTTTCCATTCTATAGGCTTCTTTTTCCCAAGGTAGATTATAATAATCAGTATTAGGATTTACCTTTCTACCTTTCCAAACAGCAGAACCAGTTTCTACGTCACCATCATTCATTTCTTTTCTTGCATACTGCTTTAGGTGAACCATCTCATGACAGAGATTTGTTACCAGTTCTTTGATACCAACTTTATTATGAAGTTCAATTTCAAATGTTCGATTATTATCTTCCATCATACAATAACCAAGCGCATCACCATGTAACGTCTTTAAAGAAACGGTGATATCAAGCGTTCTGTATCTAGGAAGTAAAACACTTAGTATATGAGAAATCACGTTGTGACAGATTTCTCTCTGGGTTCTATTTCCACCAACTACTTCTACTATGTTCATATCGAATCACTCTCTCTCATTTATACTTTAAGCTACCATGTTCTGATAACATTGTCAAGTAAATAATAAAAAAAGATAGGGGGAGAAAGGAAACCCCCTATCTTTGGTGTGATACCTTGTAAGTGAGAGAGAGGAGTTTGGTATCACAACTACTGTTATACACGAATCAACTATAAAAGTCAAGTCGCCCTAATGTAATTCTCATTCCAACCAAAGGCCTCTTTGACTACATTATCGGATAGTCCTTTGTATTTTTGGTGAAGAATTTTATCTTTCGCATGACATAAAACTTTCGCTTCATCTTCATGTAAACCCTCTAACAATTGAACAAACATTTGTTCTTTTCTATATTGTGGGGTACTTGCATCTGCACCTTTGATGTAGTGCCATAGTTGTCTATACTCTTGATTGAGTCTAGTATGTTCTGTTCCTTCTGGAACTTCATTCGGTTTATAGGGAACATCACCTTCAGGCATGACCCACTGAATGTTTGGGTCAAAAGATGATTTGATAATTGCCCTTAGTGCTTCACTATCATTATCTTTTAGGATTGCAATTTTTTTATCCTTAGTTTTTGCATTGTTCACTTTAGTCAGAACTTCTGCAATACTAGGTGTATACGTTTTTACTACCATTAAAAGTCTCCAATATTCTCTGTTAGGTTTCTTAATCTATACTTTACAAAATAATTTAGTAGATTCTTTCTATCCTTATATGGTGTATCAATAAATGTTTGAATACACTTTTCCACTATTTCTTTTGGAATGTAATCCAAGTCTATTAAAGTTCTGTTTCTATGATAGTTTCTCATCATGTTCTCATTACAGAAGTCTTCAGGCTCCAAATCAATCCAAGTTTCAAGTTTTCTTTTAGAGATAGGTTTTTGTCGTAACTCATCTACAAAAGTATTATCTGGTGATAAGAAGTTAGGAACACCATCACTCCTATCACCTTGAAGTATATGCGTCTTAATATATGTAGTAGGATTCTCACCATTCATAAATTTCTTTTGTATAGGACTATATTGAGATACAAAATTATGTTTCTGTAATTGAATAAAATCCTTATCTCCAGAAAGTATTAGAACCTTCTCATAATTCTTTGGTTCAGATGCAACATGAAATACAACAGATGCAATGATATCATCTGCCTCTGCATTTTCTACCTCTAATACTTTGTATGGAAAATGTTCTGTGAGTTCATCACGAATTAGATGCAACGTATCAAAGATAGCATTCCAATCTAATTTTGAACTCTTTCTGTCTTTTCTTCGACTATGTTTGTAATTGGGAAATACATCTCTTCTCCAATTAGTCTTGTTATCATAACATAGGACTAATTCACCGAACTCCTCTGTAAATTTAGTTCGATAACTCCTAAGAGAATTTAGAACCATGTGCCTAACTAGGTCTGGTTCTACTGTACTTTTTCCACCAATCTGCACCATCAAGTTTGATAGTGTCACTTGATTCATATCAACTAATATCATCTCCGTTACCATCATCTTTAGGATTTGATTTATTCATTTTATCAATTAAATCTAAATCAACCCTTGTCAAAATTTCTCTATCATCTTTTTCTGTCTTCACAATCATATCCATAAAACCTTGCATGGGATGTCCAAAACCCATTTGACGATAAAGAGCACCTCTCACTGCTTCGTTTAGAAAACTTATATCTCCAATAAATTTATCTTTCTTAATATCGAAACCATTCTCACCAACATTATGAATTAGATTAACCATTAGGCCCTCAACAAGATTATCACAGAACGCAATATCTTCTTGAACCCTAACTGCATCTAAATCTACAATTTTTGGTGTTTTCTTTCCCTTATAAGTCTTGGGAAACTTCACGATATTATTTGTCAATAACCTAACTCCAGTTTTCTTTTTTCTACTTTTTTTAACCAACGTCTACGACCAGCAGCCTTCGCTTTTCGTTTCTTTTCACCTTTACTCACGAAATGACTTCTCTCTCTTAGGTCTTGAAAGAATCCATCTTTCATCATTCTTTTTTTAAGAACTCGTAACGCACCATTTACGTCTGATACAGTTTCACCATCTTTGTTCTTTACTTGTCGAACTGATACGGTCATACCACTTAGTTCTTTATTATATTTATCTTTCTTCTGAAAGTTCCTTTTATTATTATATCTCATAATGCTCCTTATACAAAGGGAGAGATAACTAGTACCTCTCCAAGTTTATTATTATTCTATCACAGAGTGACTTAGGAGTCAAGTACACCTTGAACTAAGTCAACTGAATTAAAGTCAAATCCACCAACGTGCCACTCGTATTTATCAGTAGGTATATATCCTACTTTCCAATTGTAGATAGTAGCGGTCACTAACTCATAATTCTCACCATCTTCGGTAGGAACATCAAATTCTAATGACCATTGTGCATTGACTTTTTCGTATGGTGATGCATCCGTATATGTAGGGTCACCAAACTTATTTACTAATTCATCATATGTTGTGTTAACAACTCCTTGGTAGGACGTACCATTAACATCAACAGAATCACACGCTATAAAATTAGACATCTATAACTTCTCCTTTCGTTAAAAAATATTCATCAAGGGTCAAAGGGCCTTCACCCTTTTCAATTCCAACCAACAACTCATAGAACAAGTCTTCCCACTCGTCCTTCTTTTCCTTGACATAATCAAATGCATGGATGTTGTCTTTCGACCACTTTACGGCATCCTTCGCAGTATCGAATTCAACCTTGTTAGACTTTTTTCCCAATGTAGGATAAACAATGTATTTCATATTTTTCTCACTTTCTTTCATATTAAAAACGAATCACTTACACTATTATAATAACATATTCTCAATATATGTCAACAACTATTTAAAGATAATTTGACCAAAAGTCTGACCAATAATCCTCGACTTGACCAAACACATCATCTTCATCTAAGAAGGGAACTTCTTTTTTCCAAAGTTCCATAGCTCTTCCAGTTGCTTCTTGAATAGTATCTGACTCTTTGATGATGTCTACAACACCATCCCAAAACTTTTCTTCACAATCTAAAACGTAACTTGACATTCCCATATTTAACTCCTTTCTAACGAATCACTTACACTATTATAATAACATATTCTCACAATATGTCAACAATTATTTTCCATCTCCTAAAAGTTCATTCATACCTTTGAACACCACATTATAGGCGTTCACTTCATAGACCCAATGGTCAAAGAAATTGTCATCAGTATCTAGACCCTCTTGACAATGTTCATTCCAAAGTTCATTCATCTTCTCCATACCAGCAAAAAGATTACCACTTCCTCGACCTTCGATAGTCGAAACTGCCTCATCCCAAGACATTTTCATCTGATTAAAACTAGGAATTCTGAACATTTTTATTACCTTTCTCTCAATTACATATACACTGTACCATGTTCTGATAACAATGTCAAGTAAAAAAGGTAAAAAAAAACCCTTGAAAATCAAGGGTTTAGTATTTTTTTTAAATATTTTTTAGGAGTTTTTTAAACTTTTTCTTGGATTTACCCATCAATTTGTGCTTTTTCACCGAATCGAGGTTTTCTAACGAATCACCTACAAGGACTAATCCAATCATTCCCATACCAGCGTGGGGAGTGCATAGATACAAATAAACACCCTCTGTCTCAAATGTGTAAGATACTTCCTTACCCAACTTACTCTTGATTTTTTCTACACCTTCTGGTACTGACACAAACTGCACGTTATGTCCTTTTGATGTAGGCACCCAACTAATTGTATCACCAACTTGAACTTTTGCAATTTCTTCACTGTAAATCATTTTCTGTTTGCCTTTTTTGTTCAACATCTCAATTACAAGAGTTGGTTCTACTTTTACTTCTTCAGACCTTACAGCCTGCAATAATACTGTACTCATCATAACTACTATAAAAAATGGTAAATAAAATTTCATATTAATCTTCTCCGTTATCTTCCCAACCCCACTTAACTTTATGACTCAAATCTGCAATTTTTCTGTCATATTCCTCATTGGTTCTTTCGTTCATATTTGCTAAATGATAACCAGCATCTTTATCAACGTGCATCATCTCTTGATAAATTTTTTGGTTTGCACTTAGTTGTTTTCCTCTTTGAATATTATAATATATTTTTAAGGAAAACCCTTTCACAGCGTCACACACATGACACGTTCTTTCATACACGGCTTCTGCCACAGACATTTCTTTCTCCTTTTTTGAAAAATGATAGTTTAGACTTAAACCATCGTTACTATTTATACCAAAACACTCATTACAAAAACGAAACTCTGTTATGCATTTCCGTATATAGTATTATGAGTATTATTAACTCGTACAAATGTTGTGCATTTAGAGAGAGTCTTTAATCTCTTTGCACCAACATATGTACACGCAGAACGAATACCACTAAGAATATCTTTTACAGTATCGTCTACATTACCACGATATGGAACTTCTACTGTCTTACCCTCTGCACCACGATATTCATTATGATTACCATGTCTGTCCATTGCAGACTCAGATGCCATTCCATAAAATTTCATACCTACTGGAGTTTGATTATCGTCTTCAAAAATATATTCTCCATCACATTCATCATGTCCTGCTAACATTCCACCAATCATTACAAAGTCTGCACCACCAGCGAACGCTTTAACAATATCTCCAGAACTATTGCAACCACCATCTGCAATTATATGTGCGTTTAATCCATGAGCTGCATCTGC